GAAAGACATATTAGATCGGGCAGGGCATAAGCCTAAACAAGAAATTAAAGTAGACAAAACAGTCACAACATTTGAAGAAAGACTTAATAATTTGATTGAAGGAACTATTGTGGAAGGAGAAATTGTAGAGTAAATCTAGCCAAAATATACTAAACAATCGTCCCTATGTATAATACATGCATAGAGATTTTTGTTATGTTTAGGAGTGGTTTATGGCTAGAAAATTAACCAAAGAGGAACTGTTTTTTTATAAACTAAAACACTCACGCCGATGGTATATTGAGAATTTTCTCTACATTCGTGATAAAAAAGCAAGAATAGTTCGCTTTAAACTTAATACAGCACAGATGATTGTAATGAAACAAATCGAAGAAGACATTGTGAGAGGTAAACCATTACGTTACATTGTGCTGAAAGCAAGACAAATGGGACTTAGTACGTTGTTTGAAGGGCTTATCTTTCAGGATACAGCTAATAATGACAACAAAAACTCGTTGATTATTGCTCATGAAGATACAGCAAGCAGCAATTTATTTAACATGAGTAAATTGTATTATGAGTACATTCCTGATGAGATAAGACCGATGAAAAAGTATTCAAATGGTAAGATTTTAAGCTTTGAGAACCCTGAAACTGATGAAAAATTGAAGAGAGAGAACCCAGGTTTGCGTTCAAAAATCACAATTGCAACCGCTGGAGCAGGTGAAGTGGGAAGGAGTGCCACAATTCATAACCTTCATGCTTCAGAAGTGGCTTTTTTTCCTAATGCGAAAACTACTATGCTTGGTTTAATGCAATGTGTGCCTGATGAACCAAATACTTTGGTTGTTTGGGAGAGTACCGCTAATGGTGTAGGTGACTTTTTTCACGATATGTGGCAAAAAGCTGTACGTGGAGAGAATGAATTTACTCCTATTTTCTTGCCTTGGTTTATAGATCCGCTATATTCTCGTCCTTTCTTTTCTCAAAGTGAAAAACAGCAATTTGTTGAAGAAGTTACGTTGCAATTCAGAGATAATTCTGGAAAAATGGTTAATACCTATGAATATGATTTGATGTTAAAGAATAATTTGACGTTTGAACAGCTTAATTGGCGTAAATATACGATTGCAAACAAATGTCAGGGTGACGAAATGCTGTTCATGCAAGAGTATCCTTCAACTGCTGAAGAAGCTTTCATATCAACAGGAAGACCGAAGTTTTCGATTAAAGTTCTGCAAAAGTATCAAACACTTGTTAGACAACCTAAACGTGGTTATTTAGTAACAGATGATGTTGGCAATGTTAACTTTTTACCTGATGAGAAAGGTTATCTTTCGATTTGGAAAGAGCCTGAGCCTGGTATATTTTATGCGATTGGAGCTGATGTTGCAGAAGGACTTGTGCAAGGCGACTATTCTTGTGGTCTTGTAGGCAACTCAGAAACATTTAATATTGATGCTATGTGGCATGGTCATATTGACGCTGATTTATTTGGCATTGAGTTAATTAAACTGGCTAAATATTATAACAACGCCTATCTTGGTGTAGAAAACAACAATCATGGATTAACAACACTCAGCACAATTAAACGTGAAGAGTATTGGAATTTGTACTTTTCAAAAAGTTATGACCGAATTGCTGATAAACTTACACAAAAATTAGGTTGGACAACCAGTTTAAGAACTAAACCATTAATGATTGATAAACTAGCTGAATTTATCAGGGAAATGTATTTAGGTATTTATTCTGATTTGATTATTGGTGAAGCATTCACTTATGTTATCGAAGATAATGGCAAAACAAATGCTCAAATCGGTTGTAATGACGATACAATTATGGCACTTGCCATAACACTACAGTTACTTTTAGAAGGTAAAGGAGAGTTTTATGCACCTGAAATTCCAATTGATGAGCGTGATACTCGTCCAAAGGAGATTGTAGATGAATTGTTTGAAAAACCTGATGATGCTGAATATGCAAATTAAGGAGGTGGAATGTATTGCCGACTGATTTCTTAATAGATGAACGAACACAAGAAGAAAAGACGTTAGTTAGTCTTTGGAATCTTAATTTTAAAGATGCCATGATTCATAAAGCACCTAAAACTAAGCTTTGGCAAAGCTATCTTGATGCTTATAATGGTGATTATTTTGCTAATACTGCATTGCCTGATTACAAATCAAATATGGTAAGTAATTATGTTTTCTCTATTATTGAAACAATACGACCGATTATGTTAGATAATGATCCAAAGTTTCAATCTATGCCGCGACAACCAGAAGGAATGGCTTTTTCCTCTGATTTGAATGAAGCTCTGCTTTATGAGTGGGACAGAGAAGATATGAATTTAAAAACATATCGGGAACTTGTTAATGTGCTTGTTCTTGGAACTACTATATTTTACATTCCTTGGGATAGTGATAATAAGAATACTAAAGCTGTTACTATTAGCCCGTTTAATCTTTTTCCCGATCCACTTGCTACTTGTCCAGAGGATGCTGAATTTCTTATTTATGCTTCATACAAAAATGTTAATTATTTAAAAAGAACATTTCCGCATAAAGCAAATCAATTACAAGGTAGTCAAATTAATTACGCTGAACTTATTAATGGAGCAGACCTTACTACGAGAATTGATAATCAAGTGCTTGTATTGGAAATACACACTAAGGATTATGGCACCTATGAAGAAATAGATGGTGATAAAAAGACAGTTAAACTTAAATATCCACATGGCAGAGTGCTTACTATTTGTCCTGAACTTGGTATTGTTTTAGCTGATAAAGCTAATATTTACAATGATGGTTACAGTCCTTTTGTTTTGATTAAAGATTATGATATACCTGGTCAATTTTGGGGTGAAGGTGAGCCATCACAACTTCTTTCTCCACAAAAACATATGAATGACCTTTATAATGCAATCATTGATAATGCCAAAGCAACTGCTAATATGCCTTGGATTATTGATAAGAATGCTGGTATTGGTACTGGTAAGATTACCGCTCGACCTGGACTTATCATTAGAAAGAATCCTGGTTCAGAAGTAAGGCGAGATAATCCTCCTTCAATGCCTAATTACGTTTCTAATACTATTGAGAGTTTTAAAAACGATATTCAGCATATCAGTGGTATTTTTGATTCGCTGATGGGTAACAGTGCTACTGGTGTTTATACTGCACAAGGTATTCTTGCTTTACAAGAAGCAGGACAATCTCGCATTCGGTTAAAAGTTAAGTTACTTGAAGCTGGTTTAGGTAAGATTGCAACATTGTTTCATTCTCGTATGCGACAGTTTTGGAAAACAGATAGATTTATTCGTATCACAAGACAAGATGGTTCTTATGATATGAAAATGTTTAATAAGAAGATTCTTGATTCAGAGTATGATATTAAGATTACTGCTGGTTCTACAATGCCTGTTAATCGTGGAGCTATGCTTGATTTGATGATTAGACTTGCTCAAACTCCAATGCCTGATGGTCAACCTTTGGTTGATAGAGAAGCTGTTGTTCAATATCTTCCTGAAGAAGTTAAGTCTGCATTACTGCGTAGAATGGCTGATAAACAAGCTGAACTTAATCAATTACAGCAAGCCGTACAGATGTTAACTCAACAGTTACAGCAGTTTGCACAACAAGACCAACAGGATGATCAACAAACTATGTCAGTGATTGAAGATATAACTAAAGCAATCGAAAATTTAAATAAGCAAATTATACAAATGCAGCAAGAGTATGATAAAGTTGTTGCAGAAAAGAAGAAACAGGAAGAAATGGATAAGATTAAATCTGATTCGTATAATTCTGGTTATGGTGATGCTGAAAAATTGTATCAAATGGATGAACAAAACGCTGCAAATGCTATGCAAAATCCTATGGGTGAAGGTGTTAACGAACAAGAAGGTATTGGGCAAATGCCTGATGAAATGCTTCAAGCACTTGAAAATCTCAGTGATGATGAATTAGCACTTCTTATGCAGCAGAATCCAAATCTTACTGAGTTAATTAATTAAAATTAGAACAAGTGAGGGACTAATTTGAATATATTGCAGTATCGCGAATTAAAAGCTCGCGAAGCAGAAGCACAAACTAAATCAGAGACTAAAGTAGAACAAGTTGCACAACCAGTAGTTGAGACTAAACAAGAAGAGACAAAACAAATTGAGACTAAACAAGAAGAGACAAAACAAATTGAGACTAAACAAGAAGAAGTACAGAAAATTAATATTGATGGTGTTGGTGAGATAACTTTAGAAGAATTAAAGAATGGTTATCTTCGTCAAAACGATTACACACAAAGACTTCAAGATGTAACTAAAAAACAAGCTGATACAGAAGATGCTATTAAATTCTTTAATCTTGTTAAGCAAAATCCTGAACTTGCAGAAGAGATTAAAACTAAAATTCCTGTTCCTCCTAGTATTGATCCTACTACATCTAAACTTGTAGAACTTGAAAGTCACTTATATGACGTTATGTTGGATAGTGAAATTACTAAACTTCAAGGTGAATTTAAAGATTTTGAAGTTAGAGAAGTATTAAAAACTGCAAAAGAAAACGGTCTTACTGATTTAAGAAATGCTTATTTGTTAAACAAATCACTTAAAGGAACTCCTGACCCAAATCAGTTAAAAGAACAATTACGTCAACAGATTTTGCAGGAAATAGAAACTGAAAAGAATGGTACACAAACCATTATTGGTGCAAGTGGTGGAGCTGTTCCTGTTAGTTCTGTTTTACCTAGTATATCTCCTGCTGAACAGAAAGTTGCACGTGGACAAGGTTTAACTGATGCAGAGTATATCAAATGGCGTGATGCTGATAGAACGCCAAAGAAGTAATGAAGGAGAGATGGATGTAATGGCTAATAAATTATGGTTGGGTTTGCAAGTATTTGCTGTACCTGTACAACCTACAGTAGATAATACATTTAACTATACTGATGCTGATCGTGATACTGGTACTAATTTTGGTAAGTTGCTTGAACCTGGACTTCGTAAAATCTTCTTTGAAACTTATGATGAAGTTACTGAACAGTTTTCCCAAATCTACAATATGAATACTTCTACCAAAGCTGTTGAAAAAGATTGGGGTATGGGTGCATTTGGACCTTGGGATTTACGTTTAAGTCAACTTGATACAGTTTCTTATAAAACGTTAAGTCCTGGTTTGGAAAGAACTTATACGCATGATGCATTTACGCAAGGCTTCATGGTTACGCGTGAAATGTATGATGATGAATATTACAAACAAATGGAAAAATTGCCGAAGGCAATGGCACGTTCTGGTCGTGCTAAAGTCGAGACTGACGCAATGAATCCGCTTATTCATGGGTTTGTAACTAATGGGCATGGTGTTGCAGGTGACACTGCCATCTATGATGGTCAGGCACTCTTCTCTGCTGCTCATCCATTGCTTGATGCTGATGCTGGTGTTGTTGGTGATAACCTTGCTACTGGTGCCTTAAATGATGTTAATCTTAAAGCTGCTATTCAAGTAATGCGTGAAACTCTTGATGAAGCTGGTAATTTGATTCAATTCAAAGCTACTCGCTTAATCATTCCTCCTGCATTGGAAGACACTGCTCGTAGATTGTTACATTCTACACTTATTCCTGGTAGTGGTAACAACGATACCAATGAGTTCTTAAAGAGTCAAGGATTGCAAATCGTGATTATGGATTACCTTTCTGCTGCTGCTGGTGGCAGCGATACTGCTTGGTATCTGCAAGATGGTGCAAGGCATGAACTTAACTTCTTCTGGCGTATACGCCCTGAGTTCAAATGGGAAGAAACTTTTGATGATTTTATGAGTAAGTACAGAGGTTATATGAGGTATTCTTACGGAATTAGTGACTGGCGTGGCTTAGTGGGGTCTACCGGCTTATAAGATATAAACTTTACTTTGTTGGTTGTACATGATATAATATTAGTATAAAATATTATGGAGGTACAGTCAATGAAGTGTGAAGTTTGTTTTAATGAGTTTGAACCAAAGAATACTTTACAAAAATTTTGTAGTCAAGTATGTAGACGTAAAAGTTTAACTGTTCGTAATTCAATTAAGCGTTCTGTAAAACGTAAAATATTGTTTAGTCAAATTGAAAAAGTTAAAAAATGTCTTGTGTGTGATAAAGAGTTTGAGATTAGGCAACAATTTAGAAAGCAAAAATATTGTTCTGAACAGTGTTCTAAAAGGGCAGAACGACTTTTTGGTAAGAAACGTCAAACTGATTTAGATTATAAAAATAGAACACGTTATGGTGGTAATCAATTTAATGTATTAGAACGTGACAATTATACTTGTCAGATTTGTGAAAATACTAATCAATTGGTTATCCACCATAAAGATTTATCTGGTCAAAGTGACAATCCTAATAACGATATGGATAATTTAATTACATTATGTAGGCGTTGTCACATCAATATTCACAGGAACTTGATTTGAAAGGAATGATATAAATGTCGTATTCACATACAAAAGATATTACTGGTGTTGAAGGATTGTTTGATTTTGACGGGATTTCTGAAATTAACATGATTAAAACTATCAAGATAGATGTACCGATTGCTGCTTCTACTGATGAGCAAACTCTTCATGCTGCTTTGCCGACTAATGCGTTAGTTGTACGTGCATGGTTGAATGTTGCAACTGCTGAGGATACTGGTGGAACTAAAACTCTTACTATTGGTACTGCAACTGCTACATCTGGTGATCCTGATGGTCTTATTAAATCAGTTAATGTAGGATCTACTGGTATTAAGGTTGGTGATGGTGCTTTAATTGGTACTGTTCTTAGTGGTAATGATGATGTTGTTGTTGATTTTGGCTCTAATGATTGGGTTGAGTTTGAAGGAACACTTTATATTCAATATATTGAGTGTTAGGAG